GCTGAAGTAGGGAATGTTATCGTTCCATTTTGAGCTACTGCAAATCCTGTTATATCTGAAGAATCAGGAACAAAATTTGGTACGGTTTCATCTTCTACCTGCACCCACTTAACGTAATTTATATTATCGTTTAATGGCGTTGTAGATTCTGGTTTTATGTAGTCTCTTATTATTTCGGAAAGCTGAAATATCACATAATTATTAGTTCCAGTCGGATATTTTCTTAATTTGTATTTAGCTGTCCCCTTGTCTGTTGTTTTTGTTCCAGAATAAACGTATACAGTAAGATCAACATACCTTAAATTAGTAGCTGAGTATTTTTTATAGAAGGGACTTCTTACGTTTATCTTAGTTGACATTCTTGCTTGTTGACTTTTTAAAGTGTGATTCTATGTCTTTAATATATGCTGCTGATGAATCTCTAAGTAATGCATTCATTATTCTAAGTGAAGCTTCATATGATATGTTTCTTCCTTTAATTCCCCTTCTACCAATAGCTCTAGCTATATTTTTAGCAGAATTAATGGTTTTTGTCCCTTTAAAACTATTTTTAGCTTTCATCCAGGTACTTATATCTATATAACTTGGAGCACGTAATCCAGCTCGTCTACCAGTATGTAATACAGTAAAAGATTTACTCCCCCCTATTGCGATTCCTATAGAGTCTACCGTTTCAAATACGTTAGAATAGATACTTGCTGCTGTTTGACCGGTTGCGTTTATATCTTGTTCCTCCATATATTGCTTTATGGCCTCTTTTATCTTTGGGCCATATTTTTCCATTACTACTCTGAGGTTATTCCTATTCACAAATATTAAAGTTATTATTACTTAGTTCTATAGCAAAGGTTGCGGTCCATCCAGCTAATTCATTCTCAAAACGATCTTGGAACGGTTCTGCAACCGGATCTCCAGCTACTCTAAAGTTAGCTGTATCAAATAGATCAGACCTCCTTAGATGGCTTTGTAAATCGTTTATTACGGCTAATTGAGTATTAAATACATCTTGTAAATTGTCATTACCATAAAAAGAATCAAAAGTACTTTGGGTTTTGTTCTTGTCTATAATATCCATAGATAAAACACTAATTTCAGCAGTCATTATGTTCTCACTAAAATTAACATTACCCAACATAATATGAGATAAAGGGAATATAGTAGTCTTAGTTAAATCTACTTCCATTATATCACCAAAGGTGACAGTATTAGTTATATTGTTAGCTCTAAGCCTATCTTTAATCTTGTCTAATAAATCGTATATTTCTTTCATTTTATGTTTTTAATAGCAGCAGCCTCTAATTGATTCTTCTCTTTCTCAAATTCTAACCAGGTCAAGGCTTGTGTAACCTTGAGTTGTGCAACCTCTTCAAATTTGAGGAGGTCTCCTTTAGCGATTGCATAAATTGATTGATACCAACCCCATTTTCGTCCAAAGCTTGCCTCAGCTCCGAGTCCTCCTTCTTCATCTGCTCCTTCAAATAACCCGTTAAATAAATTGACAGTTCTTTCCCTAAACGATAAAAAAAAACAACAGCTCCGATTGCTATATCAATAGGCATATCTTTCATTACCTCTGAGTATTTATCTGAGCTTTCATAATCCTCTATAAGATACATACCCCTCTTATCAAAGGTTATTGGCCTATATAACACGGCCATAGCTTTATGCATATCACTCCAGTCTGAAACATAGGTGTCTAAGTCAACAAACTCTCCTAGGGATATATCATCAAGCCTAGGTATAAAACCAAACTCTACTTCATTACCTTTTGGGTCCTTTAAGGAGAACCTATTAACCATAGGTGTCTCTTGCTTAAACAACTCATTAAGGTGGTTAATTATAAAGCTAAAATCAGTTAACTTCATATTATAAGCCTCCTTTAAGCTTAAGCCGCAAAAGATCTCTAACATCTTAAGATTTAAGAACTCTGGATCTTTGGCATCTTTATTGTCTTCTGATACTTTGAAAAACCTTTGGTATTCCTTTAGAGGAATCCCTCGTAGTGACTTGGGGACGTCTATCTTAAATTGCTTCATACTAATATAACCAATATGTAGGTTAATTGTACCATAAGTAAAAATAAAACAAAAGGTGAAAAAAATGGTTATATTAATATATAATTGGAATTGTGAGAGATTAAACGAACAACAATGACAATTCAATATTTATACTGAGAATTAATATAGAGGCTTAGGGTAACTATACTCTTATCTGAAAGTCTATTCCTCCAAGCATAGTTTTCTAAATGGGTTGATTTTATTAAACCGGATATACTATATCCATTTGGGCCCGTTTTACGTTGATTTTATAAAAGTCAATATACTATAACCGATCAAGCCCGTTTTACGTTAAAGCTCTCAGATGGGCGCAAATTCCTAGCAGGTAGTAAAGCCCAGGTGCTATGTTTAAGGCCCTTAGACGCCCTGTGGGGGCTTCCTGGGGCCTGTTCTCGTTTGGTTGATTAGTTTTAAGACGCGCGTATACCACAAAAAAAAGCCCGGTTAAAAACCAGGCCTTTATCAATTTATTCAATTATTATTTTAAGTACAATACTTTTTATTTATATAGTCTTTTATTTGTTTAATACTTTCATTGTCAAACCATTCTATAAAGTCTGTCGGCTTTAGGTCAAACCTGTACAACTTATCATTTGTTTCAAAGTCAATATAGAGACTGTTAACGTCCTTTTGTGGGAGCATTAGCCCACAGATGTTACTTCTTCGTGTATTGTTTCCTGTATTTTCATTTTGTTAGTTTTATGAATTCTATTGTTTGAATTCGTTTATTAAAATCGCTGTTATTGGTCAAATAATATTTGGGAGGATTCTGTTTATTATCCTCTAATATTTGCAAAGCTTTATTAATTGGATATAACCTTTTTATATCCTTTGCAAATTTTCTTTTGTGGTTATACTGTTGTTTTGATTTGCTCATTTTGTTTTGTTTTAAGTTTACTACTATCTATTGTAAATCCGCTGTCATCTTTGCGGGCTTTACCTTTGGCCCTAAGGCCCAATATAACGCCCGAATGATTTAACATTACTAGGTCGCTAGTATCACCGTCAACAACTTTAAACCGTTTGTAATGGGTGGGCAATTCGTGACTAAATACCGCGGACACATTCGCGCCCATTTCCAAAGCTTGCAAAGTTTCTGTTTCGTTATCTTCCGCCCTGGAAAACGTCAAAACATAATTAGAATGGTTAACGTACTTTTTTATTTTCCCCAGGATTTTGCTGTAATCATAAAAGACCGCGTGCGGGTAAAGATCCGCAATATTTAAACGGGCGTATTTTTCCAGCAAATAAATAAAATCAATATCGCTTGTCCCATTTAAACGAAAAGCAATTTTTTCCCCGTTCTTTTTGGCTTTTGCTGTCTCTCTTATTATTTCGCTGGCCAGCTTTTTAATAAATAAAGGTTTATTTTCTATATAGAAATTAGTTTTATTAATACGGGCGTTTTGTACGTTATTAAATGCACCACGGCCCGCCGTAAATAAACAAGCTGACGCACATCCTTTTGAAGCCTTAGGACAAATATTAACACCTTTGTAATTCTGTTTATATGGGGCTAAATAAAGTATAAAGGTTTTTAATTCGTTTTTCTTTGTTTTGGCGTTTGATATACCCGCACTCAGTAAACGTGCGGGTGTTTTATAGTTTGTTTCCATTTGTTATTGGTTTAAAAGTTTTTCTTCCAAAAAGGACTCAATAAAACCGTCCGTTAGTTTTTCGGCTTCAAATTGCCTATTTTGGTCAATTAGATAAGCTTCTGTTATTTGGCAATCTGTGGCGGGCGGTGTTTCATTATCGCCCGCCCATTCAGTTATTTCTGTGACGTATTCAATTATAAAATCATCACCTATATAGGTTTCGTTTTGTTTTCTTGTTTTCATTTTATTATATTTTTTAGATCTATTTTATTTCTACTATTTTTTAGTTGTAATAATTTTTCTTTTAATTGCAAAGGGCTAAGTCCAGTTGATCCATTCATATTTAATATTAATTGATTTAGTATTATTTCTTTTTTATTCATTTTATTTTCCATTTTAAATCTTATTTATAAAGTTTGTTAATTCGTTTATTTTGTTAATCCTTTGGTCAATTTCGCCACCGTCCGCCCAAATATCAATTTTGGGCCATTCGTATTTTATACCATTAGCTGTAATACTAATTAGGTTTTTAACACGGATAAATCTAAAGCCTTTTTTCATATCGTAAACGGGTAACAATCCACGTTCAAACGGGTTGAAATTAAAACCTTTGCCCGTCACACCTTTTTTAACGCCCGTACGAAAAATACCTTTTCGATTTTCGCCCGAATCTTTTTCCCATTCCGCGGAAAAAATGCGCCCGCCTCGGACAATTTCAACAACCTTGTTAATGTTTGGTTGTTCGTTTCTTTTGAATTTTACAATAGTTTTAGTTTTCATAATAAATGATATTTAATTAATAATGTTAATAACTATACAAATATAAACAAAAAAGTTTACATACAACAAAAAAAAATAAAAAACAATCAGGCCCCCTAATTTTTTTTAATATTTATACGGGCCATCTTTACAAAATGAATTTTAAACGATATATAAAAGGAACGTGCGCACGCAATACAAAAACTTTTGATAAAATGCAAGTAATTAACAAAATTTTAGCATTTGGGAAATTTGGCCCGATCGGGGGGGGTACTGCGTTTAAGAGGGTACTGCGTTTAAGAATTTCGGGGCCACTGCGTTTAAGAATCTACCCCTACTGCGTTTAAGAATCTATCGAATCACATAAGTGCCCCGCTTGGCATTGACCTCAGCAAACTGAAGAGCATATCTCATCGCATCAATACAGTGATTCCATTTGTCTATTGGCCGCTCATTGCGAGCGTGCCATACATAATTATTCAGCTCCTTGATTACATTCTCTGACTTGGCATCTACTATAATCTCATAGTCTTGCATCAGGGCTATCCCTGAAAGGATAGACCCTTTGCCTTTCTTAGCTCCCTTAATATTACAGCCATAAACTTCCTTAAGCTCCTGGATCATCCTAGGCTCATTGTTGTCCGTAATGATTATAGCATCTAATGCGTGTCTTATATTCCTTTCGCCTATTTCCTTTGTAGATAGCCCAGGCTTAACGAAACACTCTTGGACCCACATTATCCTATGCTCAGTGTCTACAGAGCATCTAACGAGCGTTGTGGGATCCGTAGAGAATCCATAATCCTGTCCGTACACAATCTGATGATAGTCTTTGAATTGGCCAGTCCTCCAGTTGGTGATTACCACACCTTCAGCCTTATCAATCCACCCACCCATTATCTGGTGCAGATACTTCCTAGGGTTCTTCTTACGCATCATCTCTACCTGCTCAATAAAAGACTTAGATAGATTGTCTTTGTTATCCATATAGCTAGTATGAATGTATGTTACGTTGTCCTTCCAGACATTCGATCCAGCCTCCACTCTTTTGGCCGCAAAGAACCTTTGGTATATCCAGTGCTCCTTTGTGGTTGGGTTGAGTATCAGTATACATCTATTCTGTTTATTCTTCTCCCTGACTGACTGATCTATCTTATCAAAACTATCTTCATCTATAAGCTCTTCTGCCTCATCCAAGACAAACGTTGTAATACCCTGTAAAGACTTCAAGGCAGCGGTTTGGTTACCGCTGCTAGTCTTGATACCTTTAAATATTATTGAGCTCCCTGTGGCTGTGTTTAAGATCTCATCCTTGGTTATCCTAAAGTGTTTAGCAATACCGAACAGCTCAAGCTTCTCCAGGAACTCTGGTATAATAGAAGTAGCAGCAGAGACCATAGTATATCTAGCGAACAGAACCTTATGCCCCTTCTCCATTGTAAGGAAGGCTAGGAAGGTATTTACAGCAAAAGACTTACCAGATCCCCTACCACCCGTCACCACAAAGTAACGGGTGTCATTTCCTAAAGCCTGGTATTTATCGTGTAGCTGTGGAGTCATTTTACTTCCTAGACTCTTTTGGATTAAGGACTCCCTTTGGGGACAGCGGAGTTGGCTTTACATAATAGCCTAGTATTGGATTTACAAGGTAGTTCCAAAAGTCCTTTGGAAAGTCCTTTGGATCATTGATCTGTCTCTTCTTGTTCATTATCTTCAGGTGTTACATCTATTGTGTTATCTATCTCAGGGGCCTGCTGAGTTCCAGCAAATATATTTGTAATGGGTATGTCTAGCTTTTGACCTCCACTTGTATAGTCTACGCTCTCTGTAGGCTTACCATACTTATATTCAAACAGTAATTTCATATGGGCGAAAGAGGACTTGGCTTGCTTCGCTAACTCGGCCCAGGCCTCTTCTTCAGAACCAAAGACCTCCTTCATAGCGTTCAAAGCATAAATACCCATTCTGTCTTTCTTAGCTTCATTAATAGCAGCAGGAGTTGCGTTTATCTTTTTAGGATAATTCTTGCTGTCTCCCTTCTTCCTACCATTATTCCTACGACCATCATTCTTCTTAATGTATTTAAACTCTTTCGGCTTTCTACCCATAGTAATATAACTGATTATCTATCAGCGTGTTTATCGTAGAGCCATCCATAGATCTCCCAGATCTTATTGGATGCTCCTATCTTTGTATAAATTCCACTAGAAGTTTTATATTCTACTCCCCTTTGAATCACAATATTGAAGGTAGTAAACAGCTTGTTTTTTTTATTATACGGAATACTATCTGCTCCTATAACATAAACTCTGTATCTATTATTTATGCACCAGTCAGCCTTCTTTTGGTTGATAAGAGAATAATCTATTTGTTCCTTCTGCTTTCTTCTAATCTTTTTGCCCATAGCTTTGGATTGTTTTTTTTTAATGAGGTTGAATCCCAAAGATTATTCTCTGTTAAATATTTTTGGTTCATTTCAGGAAGATTTAATCGATCATTCCACGACAAATATTTTTTTGTCTTTGACATTATTCTATAAATAACATCACTAGTAAAACTATTATACCTATCAGAAAAACTATAGCTATGACTTCGAACATAACTCCTTTTTTAACTTTCTGTTCTCATTTAATAATATACGATGGTCTAGTATTAGATTAACATACTTCTTTCTATAAAAATTCTCAGGATACATATCTTTTTCTCTAATATTACTTGATCTTTGCAAGAGCTTATCTAGTTTAGCATATATCTCATAGAATCCGTTTTCTGTTTCATAATTACAGATTATCTCATTAAATATTTTAAGGCCGTGAATCACACTTGCGTGATGTCTACCAACAGTTTTTCCAATAACACTCAAAGGGAAAAAGGTATGCTCCTTACATAATTTAAAGTAAACGGATCTAGCATACACTCTATCTCTTATCCTTGAGTGATGGCTTAAATTTATCTTAGTTTCTTTTTCAACTAATCGTTTTATCTCTTCAGTTTTCATATATGTCTTTTTGTTTTTCTAGTTCTAATTCTACTCTATTAACTTCTGATTGTATTTCTTTTAAGGTACAACGATCAGCTTCTATTAAAGCTTTATTAACTCCATCACAAGCTTCGTATATCTCTAAGGCCTCAAAGTCTTTCATCTGATTAAATACTTCTTGATAAGTAACACCCATCAATAAATCAACTAGAGCAAGGTAATAATAATTTAAGACCTCAAAGTCATACTCTTCTTTAGTCATTATACAGTTCCGTGTATACATCTATTAAATATAATAGATTCTATTTCATCGTTAGACTTTTCTAAGAAGTCTTCCTTATATCTATCTGTACAGATACGAATCTTCTCTTTTCCAGACTCGAAGCATTCTTCAGAAGCTTCGTATATGCCAATTCTACCAGTAATTTTTTCTACAACTAAGAAAGTAAATCTATCTACATTAAATAATTCTCTGTAAATATATGCTTGCATATCATAGTCCCATTTACCTCTAGATGTAAAATTCCAATTATCTAATGATGCTGTAGTCTTGAGATCTATTATGTGATTGTTCTTCAAGTAGTCAGCCTTACCTCTAAATGGTATTCCGTTTATGAAGCCTATGGCTGGCACCTCTTCTATACCTCCCTGGAGTAAGCCAGAGGCATCCTCACACCTGTCTAGATATTTCTTCAATGATCTCATAAAATAGAGGTTCTTGATTAACACAACTTCCTTATCAGATTCTTCAACACGTTTTTTAAAGGCTACAGTCTTATTCTGAGCATCAAAAAATTCATACCTATCATAAAGTTTATCTGGTTCTAAAACAAGAATATGGAAAATACTGCCCTGTATTAAAGCATCAGTTGGTTCTTTTTCTTTGGTTATGGAATGGTAATATGTTATGGAAGACTTTAGTAATTCTTTGCAGGCAGAAGAAGATAAAGCAGCTTTACCTAAGTGTCCAAAATAAAAAGAATCTAAATCCATATTGGATAAAAGTTCTTCTTTATCCCAAGATATTCCATCTAATAATGTCATTGTTTCATTGCTCATAAAATATTATTTTTAAGCAAGATAATAAACATTTTATTAACTAAGAAACAGATATAGATTTTTCTTCGTACCAGGCTTTTAATAAGTATCCATCTATTGGACTGATGTTAGATATAGACCTATATATCAATTTGCTAATAGACCTTACATCTTTTCGCTCGGTAGTGGTAGAATCAATACCTAAATTTGTGTAGAGATTACAATCAATTTCCAACAAAGCATCTACTTTCTTTTGAACAGACCAAGTTTTGTATCCAACTATTTTCTCTATTCTGTCTCTTATATTCATCTCTGTTTTCTTAGCTTCTGTATATATAGAGCTGCATCAAGCAGCTCCTCTTGAAGTTCCTTTAGCCAAACATACAATCCATCCGGGTTATCTTGTAGGGTCATTCCATATTCCTTGATACCTCTATCACTGCGTTTATCCATAATATCTTTTACCTCTTCAACAATAGGATCTGTTTTAACAGGATCCCTCCTTGCTGTAGTATTGGTATTATATTGTTCTCTGTCTAAAAAATACTTGCTTACTGAATCTCCCATAATCTATAAATATGAATGGCAATATTTATCGTGAATAGATAAATTACCAATTATCTTCTCTATTTTTTTATTGTTATCAAATTGCGTTGTCTTGTTATGTTTTTCTATAATCCAATTAGGCTTAATCCTAAGTAGATTAAAACAATAAATACCTTTCGGAGTTGAACATATATACATAGGTATCTCTAGGTTTTCGTGGGCCTTATCTACCATATAGTCATACTTACTCTTTTCTATAAGCAAAGTATCGTAGTGTTTACCCCTACATTTAAGTTCTATTCTATGATTAAAATGAGCTGAATAACAGTCCCATCTACTCATCTCATCTTCTGATTTAACTAGATCTATATAATTGGAGAGCTTAATTTGGCCGAATAGATCATATTCATTATAATCCTTAAGAGCTTTTAGGTTTATGTTATCCCAAATATTCATTATATATATTATCTAATTTATTTAAAACATCAGTCACAAAACAAGGACTGCACCCCCCAGGCTTTTTATTGTCATCAAATACCCTATTATATATATCTATTATTTCTTGTTGAACGATGGTATTGACTTTAGGAGGTCTGCCATCTCTAAAAAAAGCGTCTAAATATTTAAATTCATCCTCCGTTAAACAATTAGGTTTGTGATAAGGAATTAATTTATTAAGTCGTTCTTTTCGCTCATTACATCCACAATCCTTTCCATTGGCGAATTTCTCTACCACTTTCTTTATACCTGTAGTCTTAGTAATCTTCTCTACTGTATCACCGAGTCCTTTTGAGGACTCTTCATAATTCTTAACCCATTCCTTATAGGCTTTAGTTCTCTTATCTTTAGGCGCTTCCATAATCAAATTTTATCAAAATCTCCGTTTTTAAAATCCTCCCAATCCTCCAGGACCTCATTCTTTATCTTTGTTTTATAATTCTTACAACTATTAAAGATTGAGGTTAGTGATATGTTTGTTTTGTTAGCTATATCTCTCATAGACATATCGCTTAAGTAGTATAAACCAAATAGCTTTTTATCATACCAATAATCCCAACTATCTACGCATTTTATTACTTTATCAAATAATCTGTCGTGAGCTTCTATCGTTTCTACTTCTCTTTCGTCATACATAACTTGATTTGTTATATATAAAAAATCAGACGAGTGTTGAGATATATCGTCTAAATAAAGGATCCCTTTCTTAGACTTATATACCTTAACACTTGTCCACATATTCTTTAATATAGTCCAGACGTAAAACCTATTGATACTGCCAGTATCTTTATAGTAAATCTTAGACTCATCTTTAACATATTTATACAATCGAAGATACATTTCTTGAACCAGATCCTCAGCAAAATGTGGAGGGACACCTATGTTTAGAGCCATAGCTACCCATAACTGATGTTTCCTTCCAAGATTTTCTAGCACTAATCTTGCATTGGTATATAAAGAGCAAAGAATCCTAGCTGTACTCTGATTATGTTGATAGTCTCTTCATCAACCCCTCCTTTAACATCAATGTCTGTAAGATAATCTACACCAAAGGCGAATCCAACTATCCATTCAAAATCTATACCCATAACTTATCAAATAATTTTATTGCAGCCATAAAAAAAATTGTATTCCATATTATAGCTATTGTTAAACAAATCATTCTAATTAACGTGTTTGTTAAGAATCTCTTCATTTTGTTATAAATTTAACATATTGTTGTCTAATAAACAAATTTTACCTTTATGTAATCAGAATCGCTGTAGTATTTCTTCATCTCTTTAATCTCTACAATGTTTTGATCCTGTTCATAAATGAGTCCCTCTAAAGCATCAAAGAATGCTTTGTTGAGGTTATCCTGTAAGTCTGGCTTAGTCGTTTTAGGTATTTTACCTATCCTCCTTTTCTTAGGAGTAGCCTTAGGATATGCGTAACTATATTCAATGTATTCCACAAAAATTGGTGTTCCCGCTTCTATTATAACAAAATTATTGGGTAACTGTTCCGAAACTAATGTAACAATGTACTTCTGGTAATCAACAATTTTCTTTGGTTTATACTTGATCCCATTCCTTCCAATCCTAAATGATTGGTGGGGTTGAGCCCTTATATTAAGCTTAAATATTAATTCGTTCATAAGTTTATATAATTTCCACCTTCAGGCAAGTCAATTTGTTTGTCTATGTAAGGTACTCCATTTTTAATCCTAAAGCTAAATTTATCGAAAGGTTGGCCCCTGCTCCGCATACAATTAACGATAGTAGTCCCATCATCTTCCTCATCAACCTTAACCGATATCTGAGTTTCTGTCTTCTTCTCAAGAAAAGATCCTAAGTGTCCAGTAGGTTTCATAGAATTATAATTAGAATGTATCACTGTAATAATATGTACCTTGAGTTCTTTGGTCCACTTCATAAGGTATTGAACTAATTCGTTACTAGCATTAATATCATTCACATCATTAATTAAATCCGATATACCATCTATAATAATTAATCCTAGATTATCTACCCTGTTAATATGCCAATCAATAAATTCAAGTCTTTCCTGGGGAGTATATTCTCTTAATGAATAAGGCTTATACAAATCAATACCTCCAGACATCTTATCTATACGATTAAAGACTCTTTGAGCGTGAAATTCCCCCTGCTCAGTATCATAATGAATAGTTAGTTTGCCATCACTATGACCCTTCATTCTTTCAGTATATTCAGTAGAACCAGATATATATGAACTAGCTAATAAAGAAACTAAGAAAGTCTTACGGCTCTTTGGGGGAGCCTGTATGAAGCTAAAATTACCATAGGTACCCACACATATAGGCAGGTCTCTTTCACCGCCTGTAGACCCCATAGAAATAGCTACAGGAGGATATTCAACCTCTTTCTTTGGATCTACATAAGAATCCTTAAGTATTTTCTCAAACTTCTTGTTGTGATCTATCTCTAACTCCTGATATGGCATCTGGCCTTGTATTGTCTTTTATAATCTCCTCTACTAAATTTCTAATGAAGATCTCGTGTTCTAGTATTGAATCTCCTTTAGGATTCATACAAAATAGGTCCACAGCTAAAGATTGTTCCCACATAGATCTATCAGTTCTAGCTATCTGATCCATCTTAGATATAACACGATGAATAATAAAATCAATAGTGACTTTGTTGTCACCGATCCTAATATGAAATATCTGGGCAAATGCCCAAGTAGCAAACCTATACAGAAATTTATTTCTGTGCTGGTCAATTGCTTCGTTATAATTTAACTGCTTAATAAGCTCATTTAAAGATTGTCTATCCTTATTAGAAGGAGTAATATTTTTTTGTTTAAGCCTATATGTTAAATGGTCTAGGCTTCTGTAAATTTGGTTCATCTTGTTGGTTTAGCAAAAAAAAGGGAAGACTTTCGACTTCCCTCCTTTTCTAACATTACTAACTAAAAATCAAGCCCAGCTTCCTCTTCTTTTCTTTTGGCTAGGTGAAGTTCATTATTCTTAGTATGAAAAACTCTACCATTTCCGATATAATTTTTCTTTTCTTTTGCAGCTCTCTGCTCATCAGTTTGCTTCATCCAAGCACTGACGTTCTGACCATACTCATTCGTATCATCATTAATACCTACAGTAATTTCGGTATACTTACCATCTTTGCCTCTAAGGCTTAATTCTAACATTCCACTCATAATTTATTTATTTAAAGATTTAAGATCTTTTAACAGATCGTTATTAATAGTATACTTTTTCATAACCTCAGAAATACTACCTCCTCCATCAAGATAAGATATTATCTTCTTGTATTGGGTAGAATCTTTCACTAAAGCCGGTTTTCCAGGACTGACTTTACTGTGGTCGTTAGTAGCATCAGCATCTTTAGTATCGTCTATAAGTAATAGATTTCCTATAGCATACTTTTTAGCGTAGCTAGAAGCAGCTCCAGTTCTTTGAGGCTGTTGCATCCCTTTAGCATCGAAATCTATAATAGCCTGAGCATTAGACTCAATCTGCATAGTAGGATCTTTTGAATCAATAAGCTTTGCGGTAGACTCAATAAATAAAACCCCCCCAACTTCTTTAATCTCATCAGTCATTTTAAGCACGGCTTCGTGCTTCATAGCTAATGGTTTAACAGCCTCCAAGATGTCCTCGGCAGATCTGTAATTGTACTTTCCAAAGGCATTCCTTTGGCTCTTAGGAGCCTTTAGCTCCGTCTGAATCATTAATAGTTTTTGTGTAATATTCATAAATTAGTATTTAGTGATTTCTTTTAATACAACTTGCTTGTATTCTTCAGGGCATTCCTCATCACAAAGCTCTACAACATAAGATATCAATCTGTCTATCTCATCCTGCTTTTCTGCATTGTACTTGGTTAGTGCCTCAATCCTCGCCTTGTAGTAATCGGTCTGATTGTAAAATGGTCTAAGTGTGTTCTTCATATCAGTTAATTTTTACGCAAGGTATAAAAAATAATTAACTAAACAAATAATTAACAAAAAAGAGAGCTGTATCTCTACAGCCCTCTTCAACCAAATTAACTAATAAACACTTTACAAAAGAAATTTAATTCAATATTATGTTAGAACAAATATATATTATTTTTTTAATATAACCAAATCATATCTGGTTTTTGATCGTCATTATCTACATATATAGTCTTTTGGTCCCTAGATATAGCTATTCGACTAAAGCCAACTTCCATTAAAGAAGATATCATTTTGTGTCGTTTCTTAGAATTATCGCAGCGTATTATCGCAGCCTTACCTATAAGGTGGCTGCTTACACTAGAATCATTCCATCTATCATTTTGGAACCTAGTTCTATAACCAGACACTATTAAAAATTGAAGCTTACAAAGATGAGCTGCTGCATCTATCATAAGTAAAAAATCTCTATTCATATACTTCTCACCAGACCCTGGACTGTCTGGACTATCAAACTCTGTAATGAGAAAATGTCTTAATTCCATATTGCAATATAATATTTTTTTATACATTTGCAAAACGTAGCAGTAGATCTACCATAAAAACTACTAGACTTCAATAGAAATATTGTTGGATCAGATAACATTGAAAGTTTGTTTTTCTAGGGGGCTTTTTCTTTTCTTTCTTTTTCTTTTACCCTTTTCTTTTTCTTTGTTTTCTTTTAGTTATATATAAGAAGTTCTGTCCCTAGTCCCACCCTTAAAGGGTAAGGGACGGTTGGGACATTACTGCGTTTAAATATGTACTGTGTTTAATAAAGTATATTATTTACCTTGACCTCTATATTTCTTAGTGTAGTTCTTAGAACTCTTTAACACGCTAGTCTTAGACTTGGCGTGAATACCGGGACGCTTAACTTTTTTATTATTCTGGTATACAGACTCTGCCTTTCGAGCCATTATTTATGTTTATTATTACCAAATACTTTCTCTACTCCTCTAGATCCAAAATAACCTCCAATAACTATAGTAAGAAGACCTGTAATAGAATCTAGTGAATAGCCCATATACCATCCAGCTACATAACTAACAGTTAAGAAAACTAACGTTAATGGCCGCACATTTTGTGCGAGCCAACCACTTCTGCTATCTGCGACCCATCTACGAGTCACACCATCCATTTCAGCACGCTCTAAGCGTAGTTTTTCTAATGCGATCTCTTTATCCTCCCTAGACATATCAGAACCCCCTATAATCGCCTCTATTACGTTTCCTACAGGAGTATCTTGAGCTATAGCACCAACTACTTTGGGTATTTTTTGCAGTAAGAAAGAACCTACTGCTGTATCTTTAAACTTCTTTTTAGTCCCTGACATTCACAATCTCATTAAACAATATTTGTGCTAATTTTATTTCGTGTGGATTATCTCTGCATACATCTTTAGTTATCTCTTTAAACCGTACTAGGTTCTTTTCCCTGACACTTGCACAACTCATCATCGTTGCAACAAGCAATATCATCATTATTCTCATTAGGTTTGTTTGTTTGTGCAATGTGTATTTCAATCATTGCGTTCGTTAGTTTGTCAATACTTTTACGTATCTCTTTTAATTCATTTCTAATACCGTTAGCTTTAATCTTTACCTCACTCATTCATCAAAGTATTACCTGTTGTTTTACTAATATGTCCAAATGACATTTGCATCTTTGTAGTCATCGGAATCCACGTGGATGAAAGTGTTGGCAATACCAAATCTAGTGAATCCTGCGTGTATAAGGGCCTCAAGTATAAGCCATCTTTCTCTCGAACTCTGGATTGCAATATCAACTGCTTTTCCAACAATATGGCTTGAGTTTGGTGTTCCTCCAACCTTTTCGTTGTGTTCGATAGTTCTATATCCGGAGTTGATCTTAAAGGGAATCCCTGCAATGTGACGTGCGTGATCGAGCATTTTAAGGAAGTCAGAATCCATATACTCCCCAGAATGAGGAACGTCTGGAGACGCAAATTCTTCATATCTAAAGTGTTTTAAACTCATTTTTTACATTTACAATTTTCCTCATCACAATCCATAGCTTTATTTAAAAGCAATCTATCTATTGTGTCATCTTGTACTTTAATTAGCATATTTTCAAGTACATCTTTTGCCTGAACAAGCATTTCTATCTTCATCTCAAGATTGCTTATCTTCTTTTTAGCAGCATCTAAGTCATCAGGGTTTCTACCTGTTATAGAAGCTATTACCATAGCGATACTTGCCGCTATCATACCTATTAAGGTATTTACTATCTGTGCATTTTCTTGAGGTATTTGATATTTAGATAGATATAACAATATCAAAACAACTAAAAAGAACACTAGCAAACTACCTGCAAAGTGTCTTATATCTTTGGCAGCACCATTTGTAATTTTCATTTGTCGTAGGGTTTAGATATTGGTCGGTATAAAGAAGCGAACCTCTCTTTAATACGATTCATTCTGATACCTTGTATTTGATTTTGTCTAAATGATATTCCGAAAAA